CAATGGTGGATCAGGAGGTGGATCAGGCCGTGATCGTGGTTCAAGCACTGGATATGGTCTAGGAACCACTAACCAAGGTGTTAGAGGCGGTAGTACTCCGGGTAGCGCATGGGCTAGTGCTTCAGGCGGTGGCGGATCAACCGGTGTTGGCGGCAATGGTAGTGCCAATGGTACTACTGAAAATGACGGTGGCAATGGTGGTGCCGGCGGTCCTGGTAGAGTATATTATGCCACCGGATCAGCTAAAACATACTCTGGTGGTGGGGGCGGTTCAAGTCAAACTAAGCCGGGGGGAGCAGGCGGTAGTGGTGTAGGTGGTGCCGGAGCTAATGGATCTGGTGCTCCTGGTGGATATACATGTGGCGGCAATGGTGTAGCCAACACTGGAGGCGGTGGCGGTGGCGGTGGATCAGGTGGGGGCAGTTGTCCCAATGGAGGCAATGGCGGATCAGGCGAAGTAGTTATTGCTATTGAATCAACATCTATTGTAGCAGAATTTAGTGCAGGATTGACTGCTGTGGGTGGCACATGGCCCACAGGTTCTGTAGCACATAACTTCTGGATAGTAACCGGTGGTACCGGTACTGTGCGATTTAGGTATGTTTAATTAGAAGACTTAGCTGAATTAATCTTGTTAATTATCTCAGTATCGGCCAAGGTGCGACTGATTCCCGGGTGCAATGGTTTAGGCGCAGCAGCTAGTGGCAACCATGCGTAACCAATGTGTTCGTCATTGAGTAATGGCACAAATTCTACATCAACACTGACGAAGTAAGTAGTATAACGAAATTTTTCGTTCTTACTCACATAATAATCTAATAGAACAAGTTTAGGGTCACTGATCCTGCCGCCCAATTCTTCTTCAATTTCCCTAGCTAGTCCCTGGAAAGGTGTTTCACCTGGGATAATTTTACCACCGGGCAGGGCCCAAGTCATGGGCCATGATCCGCCTGTGCGTAGTAAGAATAAGTATCTGTCGGTAGTCTTTGAGTAGATAAACGCACCGACGCCTTCTACCAATTTGGAACGAAACTCCATGCGCCCACGCCGTATCGGCCTTGAACGCTCTTGATCCATTGATTGTTTTTCCATTTATATTGAATTCCAGTAGTAAGGTTAGTTACATATTGTACAGTACTTAGAGCTGTTGCGCTAGTAGTATCGAAGGCTAGACGCCACTTTACGCCATCCCATTCGATAATATCATATCTGTTGGCGATTAATTCTGGTTCGCCAGCTCTGTTCCATATAGGCGGCCCATCTATGGTCATTGGATCACCGTCTGAGTTGGCAGGATCACCAATAGGGTTAAGTATCAAAAATCTTGTGTACAAGGCAGGACTTGTGATTGATGGGGTAATTGATACTGTGTATGGATCAATTATGGCATTAACCGGCGCTAGCGTATTAGTAGGCAGGGTATCTTGATCTACTGTAAACAATAATAAACTATTATCAGATGGATGATAGGCCACAGTGCCTACCACAGTTACTCCATCATTTTCTAGTCTAACCTGGCTTATACCATTTTGTAGTATGTCTGTTCCTGTAACGACACCGGCTAGCTCACCAAAACTACGTACAGCAAGATGCCAGTCACCCTCACGCATGGCAGGCAATGTACCATCATCAAACTCAACTTCGCTATCATTCACATACAATTTTAACGTATTGCCCATATAGACTACATTGAGATTGATAGGAGTATAGATTTGTTTTGTAGCAATCACACTGCCTTGTAGGTCGTAGTATTCTTGTATATTGTCTAGGCCAGTGGCTGGATCATATACACTAGCAATAATTTTGTGTATGATTCCTTGTTTACGTACTTTGGCTGGAGCACTTAGCCAAATTGGTACTTCAAACGTTAATGTAGCAACATCGATTTGATCTTCGGGTCCCACTGGCACAGTCCTACTAGAAAACGTAGGTTCGATCAAGTTTACTGTACTAAGACTGGTCCAATCTATGTAGCTATCAGAACTTTGTATTTCTAAACTAGGATTGAATAACGGAGCAATTTGTTCTAGTAATTGTAGTTTTTGGTCGGTATTTGACGTCCAAATGTCTACTTTTAGTGCCAGTATGTAAGGTACTGGCATTAGCCTTTCTACAGTAACAATATCACCTTGTAGTCCAGAATATTGCCCTGTGGCAGGATCATACGCTCGTTCACGTATATGCATTTTACTAACATGCTGCGGCTCTTGAACTCGCTGTCTATCATATCTAAGCCCAGATATGTAAATAGTCATGGCTGGAACAGTGGGCAAATTGTTAGCCGAGTTCTTTGCGATAATAGCTGACACATGGCGACTGCTGTCACCGTAATAAACAGGCACACGTAATAAACTACTAATACCTGTAGAATCTTGACCTAATTGAACATGAAAGTTGCTCATTAGGCGTACAAATTGTTGAACAAATCTACGTATCTGTCCCGAATAAAAAAATGTAGTCATTAATCAGCTCTTGGTTTGAGGGCATCATGCAGACTCTGCTTCTGTGGCTGCACCCTGCCATTTACATCAACGTAGGTATTATTGTTATTAATAAAGCTATTACGTTGTGTAGCATTATCTGTGGCATTGTTAGTAATATTAGTTCGAACTTTGTCTTCAATCTTGCGCCAGCGTGTGCCATCAAATCTAAATAATCTGTTGGGCAAGAAGTCAACCCTTAAGCAATAATCTCCGGTATCTGGATTCTCGGGGAAGTTAATACCCTGTGTTACATTCTCACCATTTGGTGTAGTTTCGGTATTACCTAGATAAGCATTTACTGTAAAGTCAGGACTATCCGCAGTTGCACTCCTATGATAGATGCCTGTGGTATCGTATCCACTCTTGGGTAAGTCTACTTCGGCCTGTTCAACAATGGCATCATTAATTGAAGATAATCGCTGATAAGTTGACATGATTTCTCTAATTGGTTGATTAGAATCCTCACTGACTGTGATCTTGTTTAAGATGTCACGATATTCTTGACTGTCTACCAAGGGGTTGACTTTGACACGCCATATATGTGACCACCAAGTTGGGCTGTAGCCCTCTGCGCCGGGAGTAGCATCAGTAACGACATAAAATCTTTTTAACGCAGCAGGTAGGCTGGGATCTAGAGTTTCGTAATCAATGAGATGTTCCATTTCTAGTACATCACCATTCATGAGTTTGCGACCCATGGCGTTGATCATTTCGTTAATATGAAATGTAAGATATACTGTTCCAGTTTGCAGAAATAACCCAAACTGGCTTAGATCAAAACTGCTGTCGGCTATTTGATAGCAACCACGCAGTCGGTAGACATCTTCGCTGTACTTACGATCGCGATTTTCCAGAAATAACAGATCTTGTATATTCAACTCACTAGCAGTAGTATTAGCTGGTTGAGTAGCATCTCCGGTATCAGCCTGGGCCATTGGTCCCAAATATTTGTGCACTAGAATTCCTGTGCCCGAAATAGCCATGAACTCGGCAATGTTGCGATCAATAAAGCGATAGTCATTAGTATGACGCCCATTGCGCCATAAACTGAGTTTAGGCAAAGTACATCTCCATTTTTATCTTGTATTTATGGATAATCTTGCTATATAATATTGATATGGACGAGGAAATTGTTGCTATCTACGAAGCTCTGCCCCAACGAATACGCGAAATCGAACGCTATTCAGTAAGGCGGGACCTACAAAAAATGTACCGAACCTGTGAGAATCTTAGGCGGGAAATAGCTCAAGAAGCTGTTAACAGCAGGAACAATTTACACAATCATAAACTGTTGGGTTTATACAACAAGTTCACAGAGTCAGTGACAAATCTCGATCAATATGTTACACTAGCATTATTGTCAATTTAGGAGCGTAGACATGGCTAAAATTGCTGGAATTAAAGTGCCTAAGAAAAAGGCACCTATTCGTACTCAAATTCAAGCTGATGAAAAAGCCACTGGACCCGAGCCCAAATGGGACACTGAGCGAGCTTTGAGTTTCGACACTGAAACATTTGATCATCACCTACGTAAGAGCTTTCACTACTACAATTATCACTATACTACAAAACAGATTCGCAAGCACCT